CTGTTACTGTCTCTGTGCTGATGTTAATAACAAAACCAGGAGATGAGAATCTTTTAACGGTGTTTGCATTAACGTCTCCCAACTGGTTTGTGTGGTGATGCGTATAGGTGTAAAACATCAACCCAGCGTTAACAGCAGCACACTGCAGCTGGTCTAGCTTCTCGGTGAGCACCAGGCCCTGCGGACTCACCGGAAGGTCGCCGCTTACATTGTGACGGAATAGAGTGCCGAACTTTAGCTTTTCAACAGCTGCACAGAATGAGTTCCAATCTGTGCCTCTGTCTCCTTTTGTAACCTTGGCCCAGTGCCAGGATTGAGGCCCTTTCTTTGCGTAACACTCGTTAAACATTCCGCAAGTGCTCGAGCAGGTATCTGCGGAGCTTGTAGAGCTTGCTACATAGCTTCCAAGTTTTTTGTTGCCTTGGTTTTGCGGGAGCGTCAAATGATAGTAACTCATGAGAAAAAAGCTCCATCGAATAGGGCAGAGAACAAATCATCTAAACAAGCTTCAATAAACTTGCGAGCATCAGGACTAAGATTCGGATCTTTTAATTGTTTCTCGAGCAAAGCAGCGTGCTCAAAAGCCTCTTTAGGACTCTCGAACATTACATCCGCCCAAGTGCAGTCACTGGCTTTTATTTCATGAGTGCTCATTGTGCGAAGCTCCGCAGTTGGTTTACTGTTGCCTTTGCAATCTGTTTGAGTTGATGAACGCTGAATTTTGGTAACTCAACTGTTTTTGTACGCTTAACAACGACTCCACCACGAACAGTGTTAGGAGTCTTGACCGGTGACTCACTGAGCAAGAATTGCAAGCGTTGCTCTGGAGTTGTTCCAAACGCTGAGACTGCGGTGTTGCTAAACAGCATCCCACGCTCAGCTAAAACGTTTTTAAAGTTATCCCGAAGCCGTAGCTTGCAGCCTGGAAAGTTCGGGAACCTGTCGAAAGCATCGAGCGCAGTACCCAGCTCACACTGCAGAATCGACACAGTGAAGTAGGAGTCTTTCTGTCTTGTGCCCTTTAACTGCAATTCGTAGCAATCCATCGTCAGGCTGGTTGGTATAAACCAGGACTCCAGATCAAAGGGATGCTCACAGAACAGCCTTGCGGCTTTTGGAAAACGTTGAGAGATCATTGGATGAGATGAAAAGGGATTAGGAAAGCAGCCGATTAAGGACCGTTAAACGGCTGTTAGACGGCATTCTGAGGGCTTTGTGCGGCCTGTCAAGGGCTGTTAACCGTTTGTTATGCCACTTGCCTAGCTGGCCCCGGCCATGCGCGTGCATGAGCCCGCTAGGTGCCTCTCCGGTGCCGTTCGCCTGCCGTCTGACGGTACGAATACGTATTCGGACTGCGTTATACGTGTCAATACGAATTCAGACCAATACCTATACGGATTCGGACCCCGACCGGGGGCAATACCGCCGCCGTTATACGTTAACTAGTGCTTAAAAATCCGAAGCAAAAACCTTTTGAGGTAAATAAAAAAAAAATACCGCCCTATTTTTTAGAGCGGTTAGCGGCTTTTGACTTGATTGAAAGGTTACTAAGCCTGTTATCTCGTGGATTACCGTTTTTATGATCTACATCTTTACCAGCAACAGCGTAACCAGCCTTTTTAGCTTTACGCCTAGCCTTGTTTCTACTACTTCTATTGGCCCTTTGCTCCGGTTTGGAGTGGTAATTATCGTATTCTTTGCGGTAATTACGGGCCATTTGTTAAATCCATTCAAGCGCTTTACTAATAATAGGGAACTCTTTGGAAAAAATATCTTTACAACGGTAAGCAACTCTTTGATGTTCTAGTTGAGTACCTTTATCAGTACGCAGTTCGATGTAGTGAATCCAGCTTCTAACACTTCCAGCCATGTATAAACGGCTTGGAGTAGCGAGAGGAAGGACATCTCTTGCTGATTCTTTAGCCACACCGTTAGAAACCATCTCTCTGTAGAGGTCTTGAGCCTCTTCAAACAGCTGTCCAATGCGTCTGTAATACATTTGGGTAGCTTCTAAAGGCAAATCATCGTGACTTGACTGTCTGTTTTTTGTATCTTGCCTACGGAGCTTAGGAACAACGGGATAACCAAGTTCTTTAATGTCTGCGTATCGCTGGCTGAACTCTTGGAATGAGAAGCTTCTGTGCCTGAGTAGTTGAGCAGCAATAGACCTAGTGGTGTTGATTTCTAGCACTAGATGGCACATCTCAAAAGGAGACCAATGCTTGTGCTTAATGAGATAACGAATCAATCTTTCTTGATCTTTTTCTTCTCGCTGACTCTTAGGGTTGCTAACCCTAGCCATATAAACAATGAGGTTCTCTGCGTCTGGAGTCTTAGTGATCAAAGAGATCCGATCTTGCGTAATGCTCACTAGTACTGGTTTAACGGCTTTAGAAGCTTAATACATATTTTTACCAGGTGGTTAACCAGTGGTAAAAGATAACCGTAAAAAACCTTTAAAAAGAAACCGTTTAAAACCGTTTTAAAGCTCTTTATAAATAATTATAACCATACTGGTTAAAAGGTGTGTTTTTGTTGTGCCGGTTAAGCAGCTGTAAACTAGGCGTAAGTACTTAAAGCGGCCGTATGGATGACGAGGGCTTAATGCCGTTTGAGCTAAACGGTCGTGCTATTCAGTTGATTCTTAAGTCTGTGTCGTTTCATCTTGAGAAGTGGCCAGGTGGTGACGCTCAAGAGCAGCAAGAGCTGATGGATATGAAACTTTTGTTTACTGCAGCTAACCTGGAGTATCAGTTTCGCTCTGAGTAGCCTCTGTAAGCCCCTAGAAGGCCGTTTAACCACCTGTTAGGTGTCCTACAGCCCAATCCAGTTAGCACCCCCTCCAGACGCTCCTAGGGCCTTCTGAAGGTCTTCAAGGCTTTGAGCGTAACCAATAGCATCAATACTCAAGCCTTGATCACCTTGGATAAACCTCCGTTCAAGCTCCCACTGTTCTGCGTAACGAGCATCCATAGCTTTCTTTTCTGTGGTTGCCATGGACTGCGTAAAGTAGTGAACTGCCATTGCAAGGGCATCTAGGCGGTCATCATGCTTGATCGAGTTCTTTTCCTTTGTTATACGGGTCAACTGCCAGAACAGCTGGTATTGCGTTCTAGTTTCACCTGGATAGCATTCCGTGGATCTCAGATCCTCTGCGATTATGTCAGTGTCAACCATGAGCCTGTGCTGGTTCATGACCGGCTCAAGGGTGTCAATAATCCTGACTTCTTTTTGTTTGTTGTGTCGGATCTCTTCGATGGAGCAGGGATAGATGGTGCCCAAATAGCGCTTCAAAAGTTCGCTGAACATACCGAGGCCAAGGTTGCTTTCAACGATTATTTGTTTGACCTCATACTCTTTGGCGAGAAGTGCGAGCTTTTTAAGGTTCGGCTCGCTGTAACCGCCTCTAAGGCCCCCAGAAGCAAGGAGAAACAGATTGCCGTTAAGGTAGGCCACTACGGCGTACCCAAGCTCGTCAGAGCCCCTTCCAGAGGGGTCTACGGCCATAACTACACCCGTATAGTCAAGAAACTCCGAACCAATTTGAGCAGGCTTGTAAAACAGATCACCATGCAGTCCAACGGACGGTAGATCCAGTGCTTTATCACCGTTAGCCAGCCAAACCACTTTGTCAGGGCCTTGTTTACGGTTTAAACGGAACACACAGAGGTCACGCAGCTTGAGTGGGTATTTCTCCTCATCACTCAGGCTGATGTCCAGCAGAAACTGCAGGTTGAACGTTGACTTACCGATTGATTGCTGTCGAGCCTCCAGCTCTTCCCAACCAAAACGTCCGGGGTCTACAGGGTGACCAGCCAGGCTTTTATCGTCAGCGAGGTCTGTACAAAGCTTTGGAGCTAGTCGATCACCGTAGTAGTTTTTGTGCTTCTTAGCTGTGGGATACAGAGCAGGCCAGATGCGGCATTTGTAACCAGCAAGCTCTAGCTTTGCGTAAATCGAGTCTTGCGTGTGTGGAGTACCGAGAAACACGATCTCACCACCAGGTTTAATCACCGAGTCAAACTCTTTAATTGATTCCCGTAGTTTGTCTCGAATCAGCTGCGTTTCGCACGACTGCGGGGTCTCTACGTCATCAGCAACAATTAGATCTGCACGAGAACCAGTGATCTGGCCAAAGATGCCGCTAGAACGCACTGACGGGCTCTGGTCAGGCTTTGCTCCGTAGACATCAAACGCAACCTTTGAGAAGCGTTGGGTATCGCTAGGAAACAGGTCTTTGACCATGAACCAGTTACGCAGCAAGTCGTGGCAAAACACGGAGAACGCGTCTGCACGGTCTTGTGCTGCAGAGATCACCAACACCTTTGTGTCTGGGTCTCTACGCAGTCTCCACAGCACGTAACCAGCTGTTAAGAACGATTTACCGCAGCCACGATACGCCATGATGATGCGGCGATCAGGACCGTGCTGCAGGTAGTCAGCTAGTTGATATTGAACTGGTGTAGGACTAGGAAGCCGTAGGTAGTGCCAAAGGTGTGTAGCAAAAACTGGAAAGCTAGCTACAGCTTCCTTAATTATCTTCTCAGTCTGTAGGTTCCTTCTTGGCACGGCCTGCCCACTTAATTACGTGACTTAGGTTGTTCTGCAACACCAAAGTCATTTTGACGAACTCTAGCGCCAATTGCTGTAGTTCCTCTCTAGGGACATCAGGCAGCTCCCGCTTCATGCGCTCTAGGCGCAGTTGCTGCTCCATTGACAACTCAAGGAGGGGGGCAGGAGGGACATCCACTTCGTAATCTTCCATTCTCTAGTTGCTGAGTAATCTTTGTGATCTCTGTACCATAGCTGCCATTGTTGACTTCCTTTATCTTGGTTGCAACATTGACAAGCTGGCACAAGGTTGGTTGCAACATCTCCTCCGCCTTTACAACGTGGTCTGATGTGATCGAGAGTTAAAGTTTCAGCCTTTTCTCCGCAGTATGCACACCTGTTTTCAAAAGCATCTTTGATTCCTTGTTTCCATAATTTAACTGCCTCGCGACGTTGTAAAGACTGGAGATTGGCCATAGCGCCATCGGGGGTCATATACACAAAACCCCCAGCAGGCGAGTAAATCACCATACCGGGGGCTTCATTTGGTACATATAGGAAACAGGGTTCCTAAGCACCAATATACGACCTAACTTTCTTCAAGTCCACATCTGGAAGTGCAGAAATCATTTCAGAAATAGCAGAGACATCACCACCGTTAAGAGCAGTAATACCTTGGTCTTTCAGAAACTTAATTGCGTTAGCCAAGTCAGACGCTTTTACGTCTTCACGATTAAGTTGATCAATTAGCTTCATTGCAACCAAACGGTGCAAGCTATACAGATCATCCTCAGATGCAAGACCTTCGGATTTATTTAGAGACTTTTTTGGAGAAGCTGCCATAAAGTACCTTAAACGCTTTCAATCCCAATTGTACGAGACCATTTTCTTTTAGTTTGGATGCACCGATCAGTTCGGATACAACAAAAGCAAGTGACCAAAGAGCGGCCACAACAGTGGGGTCAGAAAAATCCATAGTTAAAAAATGCAAAGTTGTGCTCGTTCCCAATAATAAACACGGTCGTCAATGCCGTTTAGACCGCCGTTAAGCCGTCTTGTAGCAGCATAAACATCACCAGTTTTGCAAACGTTAAGGTAATCGTTATCTACTAGCCACTTGTAAGCACAAAGGAACGGATATTTATCAGCGGTGTAATCTGTGCCTTCGTCCATAATTTTTGGATCTGGCGTACCACGCTCAGTCATCCAATCACTAAACGCTTGGTGATTTGCACGTCCAGTTAGCTGAATAGGGCCACAGCCACGATACTTAGGGCCGTCACCAGAATAAACATTGCCAAGATCATTTCGACCATTTAAATAGTACCCAGGGTCTATTTCTTTCATATAAACGAAACCAGCACTTTCGTGTGCCATCTGTGCTACAAGCATTTGCCTTGCAGTCAGGTTTTCATTAAAACCTGTGGCGTTAAACAGCGCCTGCATATCATCTAGAAACCGATAATCAAATGCTTCCTCGTCGTGACCAGTTAGTTTGGCCAGCATTAGACCTGTGACTTGATGCTCCAGTCGAACAGGGCTTTGCTTAGGACCAGAACGCCAAAGGTCTGCAAACTTAGCCAACACACCAGGCGAGGTGTGGTCTTGCAGGAAATCTAGAGCGTCGTTTTGGTGCTGCTTTTCGTTGTAGTACTTCGCAACATCACGAAGAGAGATGTCGGCCATTGAGCAAAATGCGATCGAGTTTCTCGTCAATGCGCTGGACCTGTTGTTCCAGCCTGTCAATCATAGTAACTAGTTCATCCTTTCGCACAAAATCTTTATGCAAAGTTGTTTCTAGATTGTCTAGACGAGTATCCATGGCGTCAAAGCGCTTACCAACGTAAGCAAAAACTCCGCCACCTACACCACTGACGCCAAGGAATAGAGATAGGACGAAGGACGGGTCCATTAGGCTTTAAAACCTTTTTTCATTGCGTAAGCAAGACGTTTAAAGGGAACGTCAATAGAACCAGGACGCAAAGAACCCTTAGGAACCACCCGTGCTGGGTTGGTGTTTGGAACTCCTTGCGGGCCACCTTTGGCTTTACCACCTTTAATTTCGTAACTAGGGTTAGGCATTGATTTTACTTTTTAGGGACACAATTAGGTACAGGCTTACCGCCTTTCTTTTTCATACCAACCATTTCATAACCCTTCCAACAAGGGCTTTTTTTACCTTTTTTAGCCATTTTTAGTTTTGTACCCTTTTTTCATACTACAGTCACTACATTTTTTAGATCCAGATTTTTTAGGTTTCTTTGACCCAGTTTTTCCGTAATGTCCAGGCATGGTAATTAAGTTAAAAGGTTAAGGCAAGTTTTAGACGTATGTAACTTAAATTTTTCATGAATCCGTAATCTGTCTCGATGGTTTTCTGGTCGAGCAAAAAACGGATCTGCATACAAAACGTCTACAGCTTCATTATATTGCTTGCAAGTCATTTCCCAATCTGTGTGATTGTTAATAAAAAGAAGACTAGCAAGCAATACTAATTTCATCGGTCTAGCTCGGGCCAAGGAGTAAGGTACGGTTCAGGATTAACAACCATAGTGTCAGTGTCTTGGTCATAAACCTGTGTAGGAGCCTTCATAAGGGCTTCTAGCTCTTCAGTAGTAGTTACAGAGGTAATCTCTACTTCACGAGCGTTACAGACGGTTCTAACGGCTGCTCGGTAAGTGCTGACATCAGCAGGGACATCAACACCAGTTTCAGCTTTGCGAGTAACGTACCAATCGGTGTTCGAAAGCATTTGACCGGCAACGGTTTTTTGCTCAGCAGCAAAGTTAGTTTTCAACCCTGTGTACTGGTTGCCATCCTCGTCGGTGCCATCAGCAACAGGGCGCGGGTTGCCTGCGCTGTAGTAGTAGCGAGAGTCAAACGGTGCAGGGTCAGGCTCGTAAGTAATGCCAACGGCAGCCTTTTCCTCGTCAGAGGTAAGCTTCAGCCAGTTGCCAGGATATTGAATCCCATTGCTGTCAGTGAATGGTCGTCCTTGCCGCAGTTTGCGGCCATCAAGCATGTAAGGCATGGTGATTAACGTGCGGTAGCGGGTGGAGCGTTTTCGCCCCCGAAAGGTGATTCAGCAAAAGCCATATATACATAAGTTGATCCAGAGTTGTTATTGATAGAACCATTGTCACGCGCTTTAAACCCATTTGACAGAATATCTAAATCGTTACCACTGGTAACCTCAGAAGCAGTTTGATTTGGACGCAAAGTTAACGTAGCTGGATTATTTGGACTCCTTGTGGAGTCATAAATTTGCCAATCAAAAGCACTTGAAGAGCTTTTCAAGATTATTAGAGAGGGCTTAAACCCTAGTTCTACATACGAACCATCAGCAGAACCGTTGCCAGTGTAGGAACCAAATTTTGAATAGCCTT